AGAAGATATGGCAAATAAAGATAAAATTATAGATAAAATAGAAAAGAAAATAGACAGCATTGAAAAGCTACATGACAAAGAGTCAATGATGTGTGAAGAAGTTAAAGACTTACTTGCTGATTTAAGAGACCAAGAAGAAGATGAAAAATGGGAAGATGACTCAGAAGAAGATTTTGATGAAGATAATGATGACGAAGATATTGACGAAGAAGAAGAAAACTAATAAAAGGACTTATGGCTAAAGACATTAAATTATTTAAAGATGGAAATGAAGTTGTAATTAACGAAACACAGCTTGATAATTTTTTAGATTTAGGTTGGAAACAAACAAAAGAAGAAAAACCTTATGAGGTAAAATCTTCTTTTAAACAAAAACAAATAAAAAATAAGGATTAACGATGGCGACACACTTTGGTAAAGAGGGCGTAGTAAAAGCTGGTGGAACAGGTATAGGCGAACTTACATCTTATACTTTAGAAACTACTGCTGATGTAGTAGAAGATACTCAATTATCAGATGCAACTAAATCATTTGTAGCTGGAAGAACATCTTTCTCAGGAACTTTAGAAATGAGTTATGATGAAACTGATTCTCCACAACAATCATTAACTGCTGGAACTGAAATAGCTTTTATTTTAGGCCCAGAGGGAGATGGTTCAGGAGATGAAACTTTTACAGGCTCAGGAATTATTACAGGTATGAGTGTTAATGTGACATTAGATGGTATAACTACTAGATCGGTCACTTTTCAAGGCACAGGAGCATTAACAAGAGGAACTGTCTAATAATATTTTATGAAATTTATTGACAGAGCAAAATCTCATTTTGAGTCTCTTGGTGTTCAACATATTGAAGTTGAAGAATGGAAAGACGAAGCTGGTAATCCAAGTGTAATATATTGGAATCCAATTACTTTATCTGAAAAAAATAAACTATTTAGAAAATCTGATAATCTTAATGATGTTAGTATTCTTGCTGATATTCTAGTTATGAAATCACTAGATAAAGATGGTAATAAATTATTTACATTAGAAGATAAACTTGGTTTGATGCACAAAGTTGATTCTGATGTACTTTCTAGGATAGCTACTGCTATGGTACAAGCTATCAATCCTGAACAGGTAAAAAAAAACTAAAATCTGAGCCTGAATTTAAGAATTGTTTTATTGTAGCTGATAGACTAAAAATACCTTTAAGAGAAGTTTTACAAATGGAAGAATGGGAGTATAACCATTGGTTAGGCTATCTTTTATTAGAAAGCGAAGAACACGAACAAGCTATGAATAAAGCAAGGCACAGATAATGGCACAAAATTTAGTATTAAATATATTAGCAAAAGATAAAACAAAACAAGCTTTTAATGGTGTCAGGGCTGGATTATCAAATTTAAGAAGTGCAGTATTTTCTGTTCAGGGTGCAATTATTGGTATTGGTGGTGGACTTGCTATTAAATCAATTTTAAATGTTGGCTCAACTGTTGAACAATTAAGATTAAGATTCGCTTTCTTATTTAAAGGTGTAAAAGAGGGAGACAAAGCTTTTCAAGGATTAATAGACTTTGCAAGTAGAGTCCCTTTTTCACTAGAGGAAATTCAAGCTGGTGCTGGAAACTTAGCTGTTGTCACAAAAAATGCTGAAGAATTAAATGAAGTTTTAAAACTTACAGGTAATGTTGCATCGGTCACAGGATTAGATTTTAGAACAACAGCAGAACAAATACAAAGATCATTTTCTTCAGGTATTGGTAGTGCAGACTTATTTAGAGAAAGAGGTGTAAGAGCATTATTAGGATTTAAAGCTGGAGTACAAGTCACAACAGAAGAAACAAAGAAAAGATTTAGAGAACTGTTTGGAGAGGGTGGAGAGTTTGAAAAGGCTACTGAAGTTCTATCAACTTCATTTACAGGTACTTTATCAATGCTATCTGATAAACTATTTAAGTTCAGATTAGATACTGCACAAGCTGGTTTCTTTGATTTTATAAAACAAGGTTTAGCAGAAATTAATAAATTAATAGAAAACAACTCAGAAGTATTAACAGGTTTTGGACAAAAGTTATCTGCTGGTCTTATTACAGCAACCAAACAAATTATATTAGGTAGTGCTGTAATTATACAAGCAATAAGACCAATATTTTCTTTTGTTGGACAATCTTTGTTGGGTCTTTTTGATTTTTTAAGAACTTTACCTGAGGGAGTCCGGACTTTTGGTATTCTTGGTTTCTTAATGCTTGGTGGAAAAGGAAAAGCATTAGTCATTATAATAGGTGGTTTTATAGATGAGATAAGGTCAATGATGGGTAGCTTACTCATGGATTTTGCTGGTTTCAATCAAAAGATATTAGAGATAAGAAAATCACTTGGATTAGTAAGTGATGAAAATTTTGTTAAAATATTAAATCAAAACAATAAATTAGTTGGTATAGCAACAAACTTAAAGAAACCAATAAATGATTATAGAAAAGAACTTGAATCAACAAGTGATGGTTTAGATACAACAACTAAAAAACTAAGAGAATTTTTAAATACTTTAGAAGCAAAAGCTTTAATATCAGCAAAACAAGTAGAGGAAATTTTAAATAAACTTAAAGGTGCAACAGATGAAAGTAAAAATGTTGGATTAGAACTAGGTAAAGTTAAAGATAATATATTAACAGCATTTAAAAAAGATTTTGAATCTATTAACGAAACAGTAGCTAAAATAGCGCAAAGTGGTATCAAAGCATTTTCAAGAGGACTAGCAGAAGCTTTAGTTCTTGGTAAAGACTTAAACATGACATTTAAAGAAATAGCACAAAAACTATTAGTAGATATAGTAGCTTTTACTATTCAAATAGTTATTCAAGAGACAATTAGAAGTGCATTAAAAAAAGATCAAGTTAATCACGAAAAAGAAATCACAAATGAATTAAGATCACAAACTACCGAAATGAAAAGACAAGCAATTTTAAGTTTATTTACAGGTGGCTCAGGTGGTGGGATGCCCGGTATGGCAAATGGTGGAGCAGTAATGAAAGGGAAACCTGTTGTAGTTGGAGAAAGAGGTGCTGAAGTATTTGTTCCAAACTCATCAGGTCAAATAACACAATCAGCTAGAGGTACAGGTGGTGGAGCAGTTAATGTAAACTTTACAATCAACACAATAGATTCAAGAGGATTTAGTGAAGCTTTACAAGAGAACAGAGGTACGATAACAGGAATAATAAACAATGCTTTAGCAGAAAAAGGAAGAAGTGAGTT